TCAAGCCCTCGCAGCATAACTATTAATTAAAAAGGAACCAACAGGGAAGCAGGCAAGACCTCCTACTGTTGCAAAAAGTTCATAATTAAAATTAATTAGGTGCCAATATCCAGGAATTATGAAAAGCCCACACACAGGAAATATAAACATATAAAGAAATGGACCTTGCGAATTAAAAAAACCGACAGTGAGCATAGCAAACACAAGATAGTTAGCCGATAAAACATAATATTCCGGCTTAAATATAGCCAAGAACATAAATGCTGTAGGGAATATGTAATCAAATAACGCCCATTTAATCTTCTCTGATGTGCTACCCATGTTAATACCACCTTTCAAATCACGAGCATAAAGAAAAAATATATCCTACAGCAATAATAGCGTCGAGATTATAGAACTGCGTTAAATAATTTTTCCCATCTGAAGCAGTTGCCGAGAATTTCTCGGTAACTGAATCCTTTATTAATTCGCCTTCAGAGAATATATTTTTTAAATGCAAAGATATGTTATCTGATGAACAACCGAATAACTCAGACATAGCCTTTTGAGTTAACCAAAATGTTTCATCTTTAAATGTAACAGAAACGGTCTCTTGGTGATTTTCCATCTCGTATAAAATAATGCTCCCAAAATCTTCCATATAAACCTCCTATACATATTTATGTAGCACACCGACACATCGCCCGATTATTCTCACTTCTTCGTAGTCAGTAACCATTGCATGATACTCAGGATTACAAGGGTTAAGTATCAACGTGTCGCCATCCTGCGTAACTCTCTTTAGAGAAGCTTCGTTGTAATCTAATCTTTCGATCGCATATATTTGATCTTGAACAAAATCATAAGACTTTGAAATAAATACGATATCTCCATCATAGATATTGGCACCAATCATACTGTCGCCGTGTACCTTCAGGCAGTAATCCGCTTTAACATCTATATCTACTATAAACGTACCCTGGTAATCATCTTCGCATACCACACCATCTCCGGCGCATATAGTACCCATGATGGGGAGTTTGTGCGCTGAAGGCAGAATGATATTCGATGGAAGAGGACGATCTGATTGAACAGATTCTTTGTTGTGCTCCTCTATAAGGTCAGATTTTTCTATATTGAAATAATTAGCCATCAATTCAATTTTATCTATCCTTGGATAAGTATTTGCCTTTATCCAATCTGTAAAGGTGGTGTATTTTATTCCGAGATCCTGGCAAATATCATTTCTAGTTTTGTTGTACAAATCCATATAGTACTGAATGTTTTTTGCCATTATTTTTTTGTTGCCTAATTGTGTACTCATTATCCACCTCCATTTGATATGAAAATAATACGCTAATCTCGTAAAAAACACAATAAAATTTTGAAAAAATTACGAAAAAACCGTTGACAAGACGGTTTAACCGTAATATACTCCAATTATCAAATGAAGAAGAAGCGAGGTGAGCAAGTTGAAAAATGATAAACTGACGCTTAAATCAGTTAGAGCTTTAAGAGGATACACACAGGTTGAGGCGGCTAAATTGATTGGAATTAGCCCAGACACCCTGTCAAATTATGAATGTGGGAAGAGCTATCCAGATATCCCTATTCTCAAAAAGATTGAAGAGGTATATCAGATAAGTTACAACGACATTATTTTTTTAGTTTAAAATTACGGTTTAACCGTATAGGAAGAGCGAGAGCTGAAGAGGTTTAAGAAAGGAAAGTGAAATGGAAACTACAAAAACACACAAGGAGTGGAAAGAAAGAGAATCTGAAAAGCTTGCAAACGTTATCGCTAATCACATGATATTAAGGTCACTAACCCTCGAGGTTTTAGACGAAGCCAAACGATTAGTTGAAGATGCCTATAGGTTTAACGCAACAATGAAAAAGCCGGACGAATCCGGCAAGTGGTATCCCGAGACAAGTGACGGGATCATAGTTATCAGGGGAAAATCAATCCCTAGACCTTAAAACATATAACAGAGGTAGATAAAAATGACAAAAGAAATGAGAAAATCCCTACTGCCACTAATCAGGGAAATTAAGAAATTAAGAAAAATGGGGATAAGAGTTGACTACGTAGTTAAATTTTCAAAGGAGAAATAGCCTTGCCGCACCACTGACAAGGCCGCTGAAAAACTATTTATTTGTAGAAGTCGGATCAACTCCGTTGAGCTTCAAAACAGAAACCACCTTTTCTAAAGAGGAATTAACTCGTTTAACGTCCTCGTTATCAAACATAAATAGGTTGGCTGACATCCCGATATCTCCATCAGAGTTGTAAAAATCCCGAAGATCGTATAGGGCTTCATAAATAGTTTTCCAATCATCAATAGTGAAATTTACAGGCATAATAACCTCCTTAATAAATTATGAAACAGCTTACAAGGAGATTATATCGTAAAAATTTCAAAATACAGGAGAAAAAAACAAAATGGATACAAACACCACAAGACAAATTATCTGTACAGCAATAAGAGACACCCTGCACGCAATGAATACATGCAAGGACCTCGACATGATAATCGCTACGCCGGATAAGGACGAAGTGCTTTTGTCATACGGAGATAAGGCGCTGCGCGTAGATATTCAGGATATACCGGAAGAAGAGCTACCGAGATTCTTAATCGCAAAGATTAACTATGAACAGAAAATGACGCTAAACGACTATCAGCACGAAACGTTGAGAACAGGAAAAGAAGTAGGCGTAATTGAATCCGTAATGGGAATGTGCGAAGAAATCGGAGAAGTTGTCGGCAAAATCAATAAGGCTACATTTAGAGGACATGATGCAGATGTGGAAGAACTAATTAATGAACTAGGCGATGTTCTATGGTACTTATCCATAACCGCATATAACGCAGGTGTGCCACTAGAATCAGTCGCAAAACTCAATCTAGCAAAGTTAAAGCTAAGATACCCAGATGGTTTTGATGTAGAAAGATCCAAACACGAAGAGGAATAAAGATGGATAGGCAAGCAATATTAAACGATCTAAAAAAAGAATATGGTAGCTTTCCGACTATATCAGATATATCAAGATATCTAAAAATTAGCCGTGCAAGTGCAAGAGACCTAATGAATGGCGTTGAGTGCTTGCCGGATGGAAGAAGCAAGAAATATTTTGCAGGGGATGTAGCAGACAAAATCTACAAGAATAGGAGTATGTAATGAGCAATAAAGAGTTATTCAAAGCCATATTTTCGGACGAGGAAGGTAACTTCCAGATAATAAACCTAATCGGAACTATCTGCCTAGCGCTGCTATTCCCTACGCTGCACATATTTCTATATGCGCTAGGGTGCAGATAAAAGCGAGGTTAAACGTGAATAAGTCTAAAACTATTGAACCTTGCATTATCAAAGTGATTAAGCTAGCGCGTGAAATGGTTGATAGCGGTACGATTGCAGGAGCAAAAATAACAACATCAGATGGATATGTAAATCTTAAACGCATGAATGGCAAAGTAACTGCGCAAAGAGAGGTACGACATGGATATTGAAAGACGAAGAAAGTATTTTAAAGGAATTGTATCCGAATCAGCTATTACTAGAGAGTTCGCCGATCATGAAGAACCTAGACTAGAAGTATGCGAAGAAAATAGTGTGTTGTCAAATATAGAACCTTGGAGCGATGAAGAATTGCAAACAATTACATTCGATTAGGAGACTAGCCAAATGATGGAGTATTACAAAACATGTGCTTTTCCAAAGCCGCAGACCAGGAAGAAAAAGAAGAAACAAAACGGATATAAGGATAAAGCAAGTAGATTCTGCGCGTATTGCGGAAAACCTTACGCTGAAAGACACGAATTTTCGGAGGGTCTAACCGTCAAATAAGTATAGATCTAGGCTTTCAAGTGGACGTGTGCCACGAGCACCACGAAGAGCTACATATGAACTGTAGCGAGTGGGCGCAAGAAGAGAACATTAAACTAAGACGCTTTTATCAAAAGAAATATGAAGAAGAAAAGATGGACGAGGGAATGACCAGAGAGCAAGCACGTAATGACTGGATGATCCTTATAGGAAGGAACTATTTATGAATAGATGGAAATCAACAACAACCATCCCAAGTATAAATCTAAATGTAAATCAAATCCTACATAAGGCAGATTCAATAGATGACACATTAACGTATGAGTCTGTGAAAAAAGGATTTGCCTATGTAGCAAATAAGGAAGAATTCTTAATTCTGAGTGCATCAAATGGCTACCTCAGAATGACTTATGAGGAGCTAGAGGAAGTTAGAAAAGAAATAACAGGAATCTTAGAGGAAGTAGATAGGAAAAGATGGTAAACGTAGGATGTGTGTGTGACAGGTGCGGACACGAACACGGAACGCCAAATGACAACAGGTCGTTCCGTTGGTGCAGGCGAATTAAGGGGACCATCTGTGGTAAATGTTGTAATGAATGCGAATACTGTAATGATTGGCGCTGCACCTATGATCCAGTAGGAAGAGAAAAAATGCGAATGCTGGTATATGCAAATAAAGCTGCTGAAAGAACAATTTCTAAAAATGAAGATATTGCTAAAAAAGTAAGCATTACAACAAGAAGGATGATTGAACAAGTTAATGAAAACCTAAAAGCGGAGATAAACGCTAGAGAAGAAGAGTACGACAAACTACGCGCCAGGGAAGGCGAAGAACCAGAAATGTTTTAAGGAGATAAGTATGAGTTACGAAACAAACGATGAAATAACAATGGATGCGTACATTGAAGAAAAAATAAACACAAAGTTACCCAAACTATTTTTTATCTCACAGCCTATGGCTGGCAAAACAGATGTAGAGATAGCTGCAGAAAGAACAATGATTAAAGAAAGAATTAAGAGAGAAATTAACCCTGCAGCCATCTTTATAAACTCAGTGCTAGATAGAGAAAAGATCGAAAAAGAAATCAAAGATAAAAAAGTTAAAAGTGAATCGCTTTATTACCTAGCGAAATCACTAGAACTACTATCTACTGCAGATATGGCAGTATTCGCGCATGATTGGCTTTCCGCCAGAGGCTGCCGAATTGAAGAAACGGCAGCTAGACAGTATGGAATTGATGTGCACTACATATAGGAGAAGCAATGAATATAAACTACTGTGAACTTTGCGGCTGCGGTACCACAAGAGAGAAGCGAGAAATACTTACACTAGAAAGTTCAGACGGAAAGCAAGAAGTACACGTTTTATGCAAGGCGTGCGCTGATGCATTGAAGAGACAGTTAACAAGGAATAGCAAATGGACTACAAAATCATAGAAGAACTAGCCACGCTATCGACAGATAGCAAGGGCAGAAAAAAGAAGCTTATAAAAATATCCTGGTATGGAAAAGAACCGGGGTATGAAATAAGAACCTTTGGTGCAGACGGAACACCACTTAAAAGAGCAATGCTAACAGAAGATGAATATCAGGAGCTAGCAAAATTCATGATAGGAAACTACTAAGATGAAATTTATAGATTTTTTCTCTGGAGTGGGGGGGTCACAAAAGGACTAGAACTTGCGGGGCATGAATGCATAGGGCACTGCGAATTTGATAAATTCGCAGAAGCAAGTTATAGATCTATGCACACCATAACGGAAGAGCAACGAACGCGCCTTAGCGAACTAGATAAAAAGAAAAGACAGAAGGAGATTTTGAAAAGTGAATACCTCAATGGAGAATGGTACGCAAGAGATGTTCGAGCAGTTAACTCTACCAATATTCCAAGAGTCGACTGCTGGACTTTCGGAGCCCCTTGCCAAGATTTCAGCATTGCCGGGAGAAGAGCAGGACTTGACGGAAAAAGAAGTAGCCTTGTACGAGAAATTTTTAGAATCCTGGAAGAGCTCGAAGAAAAAGATAAACCCACATGGCTTATCTACGAAAACGTTAAGGGAATGCTTTCTAGCAACAGAGGACTTGATTTCCTATCAATCATCGTTGAAATGGACCGACTCGGGTACGATCTCGAGTGGCAAAATATCAACTCAAGATGGTTCGTTCCGCAAAATAGGGAGCGCATATACGTTGTTGGATGTTATCGAGGAAGAAGTAAACGACAAATATTTCCTATCACGGGAAATGGCGGAGAAAATAGTACAAGGCAATTAATTGGCGGAGCACAGGCGCACCGAGTATATGACAGCAACGGAATCGCTTGTACACAGAATGCACAAGCTGGCGGAGTTGGTGCAAAAACAGGGCTATACGCATTTGGCGTTGATAAATCATCAAACAAATTACAAGAGCTGCAAATTGCGAACTGTCTTACGACGAAAGAGCGCGGCGTATCAAATAGAAGAAACGAGGCCACAGCAATTGCAATTCCTGTACTAACGCCGTTTAGGAAAGAGAAGCGCCAAAACGGGAGAAGGTGCAAGGAAGCTGGGGAAGATATGTTTACCCTGACAACGCAAGACCAACACGGAATTGCGATAAAGGCGGATGAAGAAAAAGACGTTTGGGCGGTGTGGAGCGAGAAATACAATTGCTATCTCACAATTAGAAAACTGACACCGAGAGAAAGCTTTCGCCTCCAAGGGTGGGCAGACAATTATTATGAAAAAGCAGAATTTGTAAATAGTGATAGTCAGCTTTACAAACAAGCAGGTAACGGAGTAACGATTGGAATTGTCAAAGCAATAGGAGAGAAATTATGGACGAAAGAAAATTTATAAAAAAGTGCAAAGAACTTGTAAGAAATTATTATAACGACAGAGTGGAATCAACCGACAAGAACGGCAAAATCACAACAGAAGATGTATTTGTCGTATGGTTCTGCAAAGCATTACAGAATTCAAAAGCGTTACTCAGCACCAATGTGCCAGATGGTATGTACTATGAGGTCACATATAACGGAGATAAGAACGAGTGCTATCTTGATGCTTATAAGAAATGGCAAAATGTTTGCATTGAAATGTAGAAAAAGGAGTGAAAGACAATGAAGGCGTACGACAAAATTCCGGAATGGAAAGAAATTATATTCAAAGAACTAACGCCAGAGGATAAAGAGTATAACAAGCACAAGTGGATGTACACAATCGAGAACCTGCCGGAATATAACGAAGATGTAATCGTAACAGACGGAATTGATGTATGGATAGATGCATTTGACGAAGCTATAAGTGGAGAAGTCTATTTATGTGGCACAGGTGGGAATATAGATGAAGTGACTGCATGGATGCCACTGCCAACTCCATACAAGTGGGAATAGACAGAATCTAACAATACGCTATGCAAGTAGCGGACACCATAAGTTATTTTTATAAGGCAAACAATAATGATGTAAAAATGATAATCTCTCAAACCAACGTCCGCTACTTCATATATATAGGAGTAAACAATGATCGACTTAATACTTACATTATGGATATTAGGAACTATAGCAGGAGTTAATGCGCTATTATTCACCGCATTAAACAAAACCGAAAAAGCAAACAAACTATATTTAGCAGCAGACCTACTTATCTCTGCAGGATGCCTAGTGATCCTATACTGGATATTCATATAACTAAATTGCTATGACGGCGACGAACATAAAGATCCTTTCTGAAAATAAATATACATATAAGAGCACAACATAATTAAGTAGTCATATTCGCCGCCTCATATATATAAGAAGAAAACATAAAAAACGAGAAAACAATCACCAGCCGCGAGCTGGTTTAAAAGTTCAATTGAGTATTAACAAGTTAGCGAAAATATAGATATGATTAGAACTAAAAAATATAACTGCGGAAATTATCAAGAAATAGAAATATTTAATGTATCGCCAAGAAAAAGAAAATATGAGAGAGCAAGGAAGGTAAAAGAATCTACACCGGCACAAAAGAATCTCAACTCTAAAAGAGCACAGAGGTATTTTGCGAGATTATGCAATCTTAATTTTAGCGAAGGTGATTACAGCGTAGATGCTACATACGATGATGCACATCTTCCGGCTAACAGAGATGAGGCGTTAAGAGATGTTAGGAACTACGCGCGCCGTGTCAGATATGAAATGGCGAAGCGTGGAAAAGAAGATGTTGAGTTTGTATATGTGATCTCAAATCACAAAGGAGATGATACAGGCTCAAAAGCAAGATGTCACATCCACATGATTTTTAAAGGGGTAGATAGAGACGTTCTAGAAAAGAAGTGGAAAGCTGGATACTGCAATACAGATAAACTTAGATTTAGCGAAACAGGAATTACAGGAAAAGCCTTATACATGGCAAGGCAAGGAAAAAGCAAAAGGTGCTGGGGCGGTTCTTTGGGTTTAAAAAAGCCGGAGCCGATTGTTTCAGATAGAACATTTACAAGGGGACAGGTAGAGAGAATCATAAACGATCCAGGAGACGGAAGATTTATTTCAAAGTTAATAAATAAAAATAATAAAACTAAATATGTATTCACAGATTGCATAGTTGAACACGACGGCAGGCAGGTCGGATTCTTTTCAGAAGATCCAGGGGACGGCCTCGGATTTAGCGTGCTAATCAGAATGAGGAGGGAATGATGAGCTATTACATCAAGTGTCCTTTTTTTATGGCGCATAAAGAAAATACAATCACGTGCGAAGGCTGCATGCATTTTTTTGACACAAAGAAAAAGCATCGAAAACAGATTGAGAAGTGTGAAGAAGGCGGAACTGAATGCAGATACGCCAAAAGGCTTTTTGAGTGCTACGAAATATATCAAGATTCACCAGACTTAGAATTAAGATTACATGAAGTTTATGCGGACGAAATGAGAAATCAAATATCCACGCTCGTTTGGAGATTAGCTAGAGAAAAGAATAATCAAAAGAAGCTCAAAGAAAATTATGAGAATGCTCTTGAAATCAAAACAAAAGATATAAACAGACTCACAAGGCAGCTCATGCTAGATAGAAAAAAAGTGGCAATCAATGAAAGAACAATCCTAGCGTTAATGCATAAGAACAATCTCAGCATGACAGATATTAGCGAGCTTGTGGATAAGTATAGAGATAGCGAATTAATTTTTGATGCAAAAAGCGGAAAGGTGGAAAAGAAATGAACGCATTAATGGACGGCATAATATTTATAATGCTAAAGGCCCAAGAAGAAAGAGGGGTGGGAGCTACGGGCTGGAGTTATTTTTAAGAAAGAAAAAACGAGGGGATGCCCCTCGTTTTTATTAAGCTGCCTTTATAATTTCTTGCGGTGCGAATGAGAAGTATAAATCACTGCCAACTTCTGAACTCTCGCGCTCATATAATACTATTGCCTTATTAGGTGCAGCAGATAGCTTTAACTTTTCAATTGCATTCTCTTTAGTTTCAAAAGCTCCAATGCGCACACCGTTTTCAAGATCTCCTGCATATGGAACAGATGATACTCCGTCGGAATCTTTCATAAACCAGTAAGCCGTGTAATATTCTTCGCCGTTTGGTCTAACTCCGTACCAGCAATCTAGCGAGTTCAAATATTCTTTGCAGTTGATTTTCTTTGTAATTTCGTTTAACATAATTATAGCTCCTTTTAATTAGGGGGGGTGGTGTGTTGGTGGGGGTGGGGCGCGGCGGGGGGCCTGGGATTTTTTATTTTTTGATTTTCTGAACCTGTTCAACTATTAGAGATTCAATGTAGTTGCTCAGCGTCCGGTTTTCTCTTGCCGCTATCTTGGTAGCAGCAGCTTTTAGTGTCGGTGTCATTCGCACTGCGACTCTTTCCGTTTTCTTCTCGGTCATATTTGCCACTCTCCTTAAGATTTGCCGTCCTTTAGCTTGATTATATTGTACCAACAATGACGAACAATGTCAACACCTTTTTCAAAACTTTTTTAAAAATTTTGAAGCAGGCGAAAAAACGTATATCAATAGGCATAATTAAAGCTGGAGGAAATCATGGATTGGAACAAGCTCGAAGTAGAATACATAACAACAAACACATCGTACGCAAAACTAGCTACCAAATACCAAACATCGGCGCGCACCATTTCGGAGTATGCACGCCGCCACGAGTGGAAAGAAAAGCGCAGGAAGTATGTATCAGATACTGTCGGAAAAGCTGTAGAGCGCGTATCTAAACTAGAATCTATAGACTTATCTAAAGAAATAGGCATAGTACATAACTTGTCTAATATAATGAGCGACGCTCTATTAGATCCAAAACAGTTCAATAGATATCTGGTTGAAGAAACTGAATACAATTCAGATGGCTTTCCGGTATCAAAGAAAACCGTTGAGAAAAAATATAAGAGAGTAGATTTTAAGCAGGTAAAAGATGCTGCTAATGCACTACAAGCGATTGAAAAAATGAGGCGGTCAATGGAGACTATTCTCACGTTCCAAGAGAAAGAAAATCTTAAGAACGCAAAGAAAAGAATTAGACTCGAAGAAAGAAAGGTTAAATTGCTTGAAGCTGAGGCAGAAAATAAAAATATCAGCGTTGAAGAGGCTGAAAGTATTGTACTTGTTAATTTAAGTGATGAAGAGGTTGCGGAGGTAGAAGAATGAAAATAGCATGGGAACCGCAGCCACGCCAAAAAGTATTCATGAGCCGCCCAGAATACGAAGTGTTATATGGTGGTGCAGCTGGAGGCGGAAAGAGTGACGCTATACTATGCGAAGCACTAAGGCAGGTGCATATACCAAGCTATAAAGGGCTAATCTTAAGGCGTACATTTCCGCAGCTCTCGGAGCTTATGGATAGATCCATAAATCTATATTCAAAAGCATTTCCGAGCGCAAAATTCAACGAATCGAAATACGTTTGGAAGTTCGGAAGTGGCGCAAAAATATATTTTGGGAATCTGCAGAGAGAAATAGATAAATATAACTATCAAGGTAAGGCGTATGACTTTATCGCCTTTGACGAGCTAACGCATTTTACGCGTACGCAGTACATGTATCTAATGTCTCGTAATCGTCCGACAGCGCCAGGAACGAGAGTATACATAAGAGCTAGCGCAAATCCTGGGGGAGTTGGTCATGGTTGGGTAAAAAAGAGATTTATTACGCCTGCGCCGCCCATGACTCGTATTAAGGGCGTATACAAAATCGTTACCCCAACAGGCGAGTTAATAGAGCGCGTACGTAGTCGCATGTTTGTACCATCAACGGTCTTTGATAACAAAAAGCTATTAGAAAACGACCCGTACTATATCGCAAATCTAGCTATGCTCCCAGAAGCAGACAAGAAAGCACTATTATACGGAGACTGGAATTCATTTAGCGGACAAGTATTCACAGAATGGAATGACGAGATAGAACACTATTTAGATCGTAAGTGGACACATGTCATAAGTCCATTTAAGATTCCTGAAACGTGGAGAATATTTAGAGGTTTTGACTGGGGATATTCAAAGCCATTTAGCGTAGGTTGGTATGCAGTAGATAACGACAATAGACTATATAGAATCAACGAACTATATGGCTGCACAGACCAGCCAAATACTGGAGTTAAATGGACCACCGAGAAGATTGCTAAAGCGATAAAGGAAATCGAGGAATCAGATCCGAATTTAAAAGGCAGAACTATATCAGCAGTTGCAGACCCTGCAATATTCCAGGAAAATGGCGGTAAATCAATAGCAGATTCCTTTATGGAAGCAGGTGTGTACTGGGAGAAGGGAGACCATACCCGAATACCTGGTAAAATGCAGTGCCACTATAGATTAGCTTTTGACGAGAACGGAATACCAATGTTCTATTGCTTCTCAAATTGCAAAGACTTCATCAGAACAGTACCGGAGCTAATATACAGCGAAACCAAGGTAGAGGATATCAATACCGAAATGGAAGACCATATATACGACGAATGGAGATATGTATGTATGGAGTCGCCTATAAACGAGCGAAGAGACGCCAGAGCAAAGCTATACGAGGGAACAGATGGACTGCATGACCCGTTAAATATGATTCCAGCACAACTAGGACGATACGACTTTTTCAAATACATGTAAGGAGCGAATATGAAAGACAAGAAGAAGAAACTAAAAGAGCAAAACGCTAAAGAAATTGAAAAGGCTAAGCCGTTAAGAGACCAGAAACAGCCAGAAGATGACGAACCCGAAGAAGATCCCGCGCAAGCCGAGGGAGATAAACAGCTGATGAAGAGGCTAGGGATAGACCCAAAGAAAGCAGCCAAAGAACCTATCGAGGATGAAGAGGAAGAACCGGACTATATAGAGCAGGAACCAGAGCCAACATCACTAGATGCGAAGGAAGAACCGGAAGCAGAATACGGAGCCTTTAACGAAGACGAAGGCAAAGAGTGGGACCCGAACTATGGACGAAAAGGAATCATTGATGAAGAGGTTATAGGGGAGGCAAAGAACACATACGAAAAATACAAGCAGAATCTTGAGAAGTTCAAAAAGCGTATTGTTGAGAATGAAAAGTGGTGGCAGTTCCGGCAGTGGGAAGTTATAGGGGATGCACAAGGAAAAGAAAACGATCCAAAGCCTGAAAGTGCATGGATGTTTAATTCACTTGCTAACAAACATGCTGACGCTATGGATAACTATCCTATGCCTAATCTACTTCCACGCGAAGAGAGCGACAAAGGTTCTGCGTTATCACTATCAAAGATTGTCCCATGCATACTAGATAACTGCGACTTTCAGCAGATATATAGTGATGCATGGTGGTACAAACTAAAACAAGGATTCTGCGTATATGCTACATACTGGGATAACACAAGAGATAACGGCGCCGGTGATATTGCTGTAAAACAAATAGATGTTCTAAATCTATTATGGGAACCAGGAATTAAATATATCCAGGATTCACCAAATATCTTTCTAATAGACGCTGTGGATAACGATATCCTCGTAGGAATGTATCCAGACCTAGAAGGCGTGCTATCAAATTCTGCAGGTGCTGAAATCGTGAAGTACGATACAGAGCGTGACGATTCAGCATCTAACAGAACAGTCGTTTATGACTGGTACTATAAGCAGACTGTTAATGGCAGAACGATAGTCCACTACTGCAAGTTTATTGACGGTCATGTACTCTTTGCATCTGAAAACTGTGAAGAGTATCTAGAAAGTGGATATTACATTTCAGGCGAATATCCGTTTGTTGTGGATAACTTATTCCCAGTTGAATCTGAAATGCTAGGATTTGGTTATATCGATGTCATGAAGTCTCCGCAGATGGTAATAAACAAGATGGACCAGATTGTCGCAAAGAATGCTGCGCTTGTCGGTAAACCTAGATGGGGAGTGAGCAAAAACGCAGGAATAGATCCGGAACAAATCGCCGACTATTCGCAAGATTTCTTTGAAATAACCGGCAAGCTGAATGACGATAACATTCGTCAGTTCCAAACAACGCCGCTACCATCAATGGTTATGAATTACCTTGAGATGAAAAAAGAGGAACTAAAAGAAACCTCGGGCAATCGTGACTTCTCACAAGGAAGCACGGCCGCAGGCGTAACGGCAGCTAGTGCCATTGCGGCACTACAAGAGGCAGGCTCAAAGCTATCACGCGATATGATAGGTGGTTCATATAGAGCGTACGTGAGATTAGTTAAGCAGATTATAGAATTAATCAGGCAGTTCTATGATGAGCCTCGTTGTTTCAGAATTGACGGAGAGGGCGGATCATATGAATTTATCAGCTTCGAGAATTCACTTCTAAAAGAAACAACAATCGATGATGTGACAGGACAGCCGGAAATCGTAAAGAAACCTATATTCGATGTTAAAATCTCCGCTGCCAAAAAGAACGCGTTTAATAGAGCGTCGCAAAATGAGACAGTAAAAGAGTTGTACGGTATGGGAGTATTCAATCCGAACAACTATGTACAGGCTGGAATGCTGTTAGATGCTATGGACTTTGAAGGAGTGGAAGAACTCCGCCGTAAAGTAGGAGAAAACGGAAATCTAAATGAAAAACTAAATCAATTAGCTAGCATCGCTATGCAGATGGCAGGAATGCTAGACCAGACGGTTGGAGCAGGCGAATTCACATCGCAGGTACAGCAGGCTCTAGGAATGGAAGTAGCGCCGCAGTTAAACGCAGCCGCATACGAGGCACGTCGCGGTATAGATAGACCGGTTAATACCAGGGCAGCGAATATCAGAGATAGAGCAAGCAATCAAGCAAGCGTAGGAGAAGGTCATGACATCAGCAAAACTGACGAGTAAGAGAGATGAACAAGGCAAAATCACGTATACGCTAGATATCAAAGAGCACGCAGGCGAGAGCCATGTGTGCTTTGCGATTAGCACGCTAGTACATACAGTGTCGGATATGGTCGAAAGATTAGAAAGCTCAATCGATATCAATCCTGGTGATGTAGTGATAAGTTTTACATCGCATCCGGACAACGTAAATGAAATGATATACGCAAGAATCATATATACATTTGCATGCAAAATGTTAACGATTCTTGAAGAGGGATATCCAAAAAATATTAAAGTGATTATGCCGTAGTCGAATAATCAAAATTTTTTTTATATCATAAATCCGTAAAGATAAATGCTCGCGGGGAAGCCGCAGGAGGAACAATGACATATAGAGATTTTTACCTCTTCGATGGAGAGGGCGGCGAAGGAACAAGCGGTAATACTGGTGTCGCTACCAGCGCTGAAGAGGGCACAGCCCTTGAAGAAAAGAAAGATGATGATTTGTTTGATGACAACAGCTATGACGATAGCGAGGAACCAGACAATGAACCATCAGAGGGTGAAGACGCCGATGAACCCAAAGACCTATCTGCAGAGTTCGAAGAACTAATCAAAGGAAAGTATAAAGACTTATACGATGCGCGCGTTAAGGATACGCTTTCAAAGAGATTTAAGAACGCAGAGGCAGACAGGAACAGACTTGGCGAATATGAAGATGCGCTATTTGTACTGTATGACAAGTATGATATTGAGCCTGGCAATCTTAATGGACTCAAAGAGGCAATCGCGAAAGATGGCGAATTGCTAGAAGAAAGAGCAGAAAGAGAAGGCTTATCGGTTGAACAGTACAAGTACCAGAAGAAACTCGAGGCGGAAAACAGAAGGCTTGAAGCAGAGCAGAGAAAAAGAGCTGCTAAAGAACAAGCAGATGCACTGTACGAGCAGTGGGAATCAGAATCCGCTGAACTAAGGAATGTGTATCCACACTTTAATCTCAAGAAAGAGGCTAGTGAGAATCCTGAATTCATGAGCTACCTTGAATCCGGAATGAGTGTAAGGAAAGCTTTTGAAGCAGCACATATACAGGAGCTAATCTCTGGCGCTATTCAGATGGCTACCAAGGAAACTAGGAAGAACACTATCGACACAGTGAGAGCAAGAGGCTTGAGGCCGCGTGAAAACGGCATGCAGTCTAAAGCTCCACTAAAGGTCAAGAAGAACATTAGCAATCTCAGTAACGAAGATATGGATAGAATCAATAAGCGTGTAGCTAGAGGTGAAACCGTTACCTTCTAACTGAGTACTGAGTAAGGGGGAAACAATGAACGTTAGAGACTATTTCCTTTTTGGAAATCCAAACACAAATATCACTACAGATAGCAATCTGACGCCGGATATGAAGGAGTACTACGATAAAAATCTTATCAGACTCACAGGTCCGCAGCTAATTCACGACCAGTTTGCACAGAAGAGACCAATTCCAAAGAATGGCGGTAAGGTTATTAAATTCAGACAGTACAAGCCGTTCCCAAAGGCACTAACACCACTTACAGAGGGTGTAACACCGGATGGAAGAAAGCTCCAGATGACAGAGGTGTCTGCAACAATCAAGCAGTACGGCGATTACGTAACTCTATCAGATATGCTGCTTCTCACAGCGCTAGATAACAACCTGCTAGAGTCACAGCAGCTGCTATCTGACCAGGCAGGAAGAACACTTGATACAGTTACAAGAGAGGTTATGCACTCAGGCACCAACGTACTTTACGCAGGCGGCAAGTCAGCAAGAGCGGCACTAACCAAGGATGACAAACTAACAGTAGATACAGTCAAGAGAGCTGCTAGAATTCTAAAGAACGCTAACGCTCCGAAGATTGACAAGTACTACGTCGCTATCATCAATCCTGATACCTCGTATGACCTACAGTCTGATGAGGCATGGATTGATGCATCAAAGTATGCAGGTTCAACTCAGATCTTCGAGGGAGAGGTTGGAAAGATTGCAGGAGTAAGATTTATCGAGTCTACAGAGGCTAAAATCTTCAACGAGAAGAGCACATCCGGAGCTAGAATCTATGGAACGCTATTCCTAGGTGCTAACGCATACGGAACTACCGAGATTGAAGGTGGCGGACTCGAGATGATTGTTAAGCAGAAGGGTTCAGCAGGAACGGCAGATCCACTCAATCAGAGAGCAACTGCTGGATGGAAGGCTGCAAAGACCGCAGAGCTTCTAGTTAGCCCTTATATCGTAAGATGTGAGCACTGCGTAACACTAGAATCTGATCCAAACTAATTCATAAAGCTAGCCTGTAATTCTGCAGGCTAGCAATATTGATATAAGGAGAAAGAATTATGGCAAAGAGAAATGAAGAGCTAGAAGCTGTTGAAACTATGACAGATGAAGAGGTTACTGAGGCGGTAGAAAATACTGCAGATGAAGAGGCTACTGAAAACACTGCTCCGGTAAGCGATGATTACCTAGAAGAACTTGTTGAGATAATGCTATTCAAGGATTCAGATAAATATTCTGATGATCTAGTAGTTACACTTAACGGCAAGAACTATCAGATTAAGAGAGGCGTCAAGGTTATGGTACCGAGAAAGGTGCAGCTTGTTATTGAGGACTCAATGAAGCAGGCAGGACTTGCCGCTGACTATGAAGAAGAGGCGCAGCAGCAGTACAAGGAACTTGAGAATAGGCTATAAGGCAGCTATAACGCTGTGTAAAGCGAGGGCTGAGGCTCTCGCTTAATTTATTAAGGAGACAACATGAAAAGAATCAGCGTAACGGTAGATATAAATAAAGTAAAGTCCATCATTGTTAATGGACTAGTACAGTTCGATGATGATGCAGCAATAGACATCAAACTACTTAATGGTAGTAGCTCGTTTGATTTCTCGGAGTATACCGCTGTAACAATCGAAATTATCCGCCCGGACGGAAAAGCCTTTGTTGATTGCATAGGAGACCACTTAACGGTTGAAGATGCAGCGCAAGGATTTCTAACATATAAGCCGGTTCCAGAAGTCACAAAACTTGTAGGTTTGTACTTCGTGGATATTTCCATATACACAAACGGCAAGAAGATGACTACATCAAGATTTACATATAACGTATCAGATGGAAACATAGACAATACCGAGATCGAGAAAGAAGAATATTACCCGGTACTTCTCGCACTTGTAAAAGAGGTATCAACATACAAGGCGGCAGAAGAGGCTAGGGAGCGAGCAGAGAAGTTAAGAGCAAGTGAGACTGCAGGCATTATTGCGCAGGCAAACAAAATTCTAGAGAATATCCAAGAAAAGCAGGGTTATCTAGATGATTTATACAGTGCATTTGTACAAATAGCCAACGAGATAACTGGTAGTAACTTTGATGTTACATCGCTTATAACAGCATCTAGCCTTGAAACCAGATTAAAAGGTATCTATCCAATCAAGGACGGTAAAGAAGGAATTGAAGAAGGACAGCTAGGATTTGATAAGTCAAAAGGGCTGCTATACATAGGTGGCTCGGAAGTTAAGGTGTTAAACAAGCCGGAAGTTGCTATATCAGGAACTGAGCCAGAAGATAAGAGCTTACTCTGGTTAGATAACGTAAGCGGTAAGGTTAAATACTACGCTGGCAGTACATGGAGTGAGGCTAAATGCTTTGCAGTATATAAGTAGGTGATGACATGGCAACAACTCTATTTAATCAATGGGTGATACATAGTGGTCCCAGAATCAGACTTACTGCTACAACAGATTATTATCGTGATGGCGCATATATGTATTACCGTATAAACACATATATCCACGGTTTAGACTATAGGCAGTCTTGGTACGGCTGGTACCTGGATATGGCAGTGTACATAGACGGACAATATATGGGCACCACAAGGTTAAAACAGAACAAGCCTATAAGATGGTCAGGTATTAGTAATTCGACGCCATATTATGCAGTTAAACGTGTTTCTGGCAATGCCCATATCAAGATTGTACTAACATCGAACAAACCTAGATACGGACAGAGAGTGTGGGAAAGCGGCGGAGCTTTACCGGCACCGCCATTAAGCACAGCCGGACTATTAACATTAAAAGATATTACTGAATCCGGAATGATGGTTAATGTAAGCGGACTACCTACAGGATATGAAAAAGAGCTCCGTTTTTGGCACAGGGCAAAAGGTGAGGCATGGAAACATATTGGAAATAAAAACGTGTCTAACAGCAGTAGAGATTGCAGCATGGCATTTAATGACCTTATAGCTAACACTAGCTATGAAATATCAGTAGAGGAATTCGTGGATGGTTACAAAATAACTTCGTTTGATTCAGTAATTACGTTACCTAGTGCAAAAGGAGAGCTGACCACAACTACTACAGAAAGCGAACTAATAGCGGTTGAAGAGGTTAATTCAAACATTTCATACGCTAGAACGCTAGAGTGGTATATAAGGCCAGCAGGTGCAGGAAATTTTCAGTACATGGGAGAAGAAGAACTACCTGCAGGTGTAAGCACAAAGGCGAGAAAGTTTGAAAAACTCACAACAGGCTGTAGATATGATGTTAGAACGCTCATTAAACGCAAGGACAACGTTTTAAAAGAAACTATTGTATCGGATTCTCTTAAACCTAGTAGCGCAGTTATAAAAGCTGAATCAGATACATATAGCAGCATCCAGGTAAGCATATCTCACATGATGAATACTGGGTGGGAGCGAACTATAAAAGCGAAGTATAAAGCTGCGTTTGAATCAGAATATAGAGAAGAGAGCGTGACAACAGGAAACGAAAGCGCGCTTATAAACCTAAAGAATCTTAAAGCTTTTACGGATTATGAAGTCATAGTTGAAATCTATAGAGATTCTCAGATTATAAAGTCCTGGGCTGAAACTGTTAAGACAAGAGAAATGGGGTTTGTTGCAATTCCTGTTATCAAAAGCATTGAATCTGTTATCAGAACTAAAGATGCTGTTATCAATTGGCTTGTAAACGATGACAGAGACGAAATGAGCTATGACATTGAATACAAGATTGGCGAAAGAGAATGGACGAGGCTTATAACAACTAAATATAAGCCAAAGCTCACAATAACTCTGCCTAGCGGTAATACTGAATATCTAATCAGGATAAAAGGATATGCCACAGATTCAACAAAGATATCTTATTCTCTAGTGGTGCCAGTGTATACATATTACCGCTTCGAATATGACAGTATTGTTAATGCGCAAAATGAAATCGCTTTAACAAGTACTGAGGTAAATAGGCTTATACGCTTTATCAATAAAAAAGTTGGTAGCAGCTTAACGTTTGTTGAAGAGGGCGAATCTATAACTTTAGAAAAGCATAATGAACTAAGAAGAGTGTTAACTTTAAGCACGATTCCTAGCGGAGATATCAAAGCTATGGATTGGATGTCGCTCAAAAACAAGGTAAATGAGGGTTAAAAATGAATACAGCAGAAGTAATTAAGACGGTTAACGATCGTTGTCCGAACACGTGCACTGACGAAGAAAAGATAGCATATGTTAACGAGATTGAAAATATAGTTCAGAGAGAACTGTTAAATCTCGAAGAAAAAGATATGAAGAGGCAGGTAACTAGCAACACGCAAACAGAAGAGCTGCTACTAGAAAAGCCATTTGATCTAATTTATGTGTACTATGTGGCAGCTATGACTTGCCAAGCAATGGAAGAGTGGGATTCGTTCAATGCTTGGTTGAGTCTGTATAACAGCCGAGCAGTAGATGCACGTAACTATTACATCACAAAAAGCAACAGATACAAAAATTTAAGAATTAAGAACTTCTTTTAGGAGGCGCATATGCTACTTAAGGAAATACAGCCAAAGATAAATGGCAAGCAGTCGGTATTACAGTTCAAAGGATATAACGCAAATGCTGTAATAGATGACGGTGAGATGAGGGATATGTACAACTTGTCATCAGACAAGTACCCTGTACTCTCTCAAAGAGCACCAAGAAATATAATAGATATGCCAGTGCAACATCCAAGGGATATCATCGTAAAAAACAATGTGCCATATATCATAGATAGATACGAGGTAGACGGAGAGATAAGAACATTTATCAAATACTCTAAAGGTGGCACAGACTACCAAAAGCGAATAAATAACATCATGCCCAAAACTATGGTGGCACATAATAATAAAATCTGCATATGGCCAGACAAGGTGTATCTAGATATTACAGATAACACCGTAAAGCATATGGACGCATCAGTGCGCGCCACGGCAACAATTAAGCCAGGAAGCATATATCTAGTTGGTGCAGATTTATCTGAATTCTCTGTTGGTGACGCTGTTGAGATATCAGGGTGTAAAAAACAGCCTGGAAACAATACGGTGATTGTTATCAAAAGCATAGAAGGAAGCACGATAACTACTTACGAGAATTCGTTCAGAATGCCGAGTGACGATGTAACGAAGGAATCATACGTTGAAGAGGAAGTAAAGCTCGCACGAGAAATCCCAGACCTTGATTACGTCATGGAAAGCAACAATAGATTGTGGGGCTGTAGGAGCGAGGACAACACAATCTATGCTAGTAAGCTAGGAGATCCGCTTAATTGGAATTATTTCCAGTCGCTAGCAAACGATTCATATGCATTAGAGGTTGGTTCAGATGGTGAATTCACAGGGTGTGCCGCATATCCTACGCACCTAATCTTTTTTAAAGAACATCATATGCATAAAGTGTTCGGAAGTATGCCTAGTCAATATCAGCTATATAGCACTGAGTGTTTCGGAATAAGAAAAGGCTCTGATAAATCGGCTGTAATCGTAAACGGTGTATTGTACTACCATTCGTTAACGGGCGTAATGGCGTATGATGGCGGCACATATCCGGTAATGATATCCGAAGCGTTCGGAGATTATCAGTTCAAATCAGCTGTCGGTGGCAGCAATGGTAAGAAATATTATATTTCGATGCTAAATGAAAACGAAAACAAATATAACATCTTCACTTACGATATACTTCGCAGACTATGGCATAAGGAAGATGAAACCAAAGTAACAGCATTTGCCAATGTAAATAACGAGCTTATATACATAGCAGATGGCAATATCTGGACTACTACCGGAAAGCGCCCAGAAGATGATATTAAATGGTTTGCAGTATTCGGACCGTTCGATGAATTCGTAGAGAATATGAAGTCTTATAAGAAAATAAACATGAGACTAGATATGCAGCCAGGAGCACAGCTAAGGATAAGTACTCAAAGTAGTAGCGGTGAATGGGAAACAATATATGAGTGTGAAACAGAGCGAGGGAAAACACTTAGCGTGCCAATCATCCCTAACAGGCAAGCAAAATTCTCTATAAAGATTGAGGGCATAGGAAGAACAGATATTGAATCGCTTACAAGATACTATAGAGGCAGGAGTGATAGACCATGATAACTGTACCAAATAGAACAGACATGTCGGATGAAAGTCTTGCGCTCAGGACGATAGATGAAAACTTGCGAAAGCTCGCAGATGAAGTACTCATGGAAATCATGAACGTATCAAAAGAGCCAAACAAGAAAAAAGAAATATCTGAAAACAATGTAAATAAAGAAGCACCCAGAGTTCATATTGCTTATGCAAGTAGTGGAGATGGCGCAGTGGGGTTCAGCACCACGGATAGCACCGGAAGAACATATATAGGAATCTACACAGATTTTAAAGATGTAGCTAGCACAGATCCTAAAGCGTATAAGTGGACGAAAGTCAAAGGCGATAATGGCGTAAGCGTAAGTTCATATACTAGGTGGTATTATTTAGCGGTAGAAACTCCAGAGAAACCAGCGCTTAAAGTTCCTCCTAGACCGTGGACTATAACAGAACCTAACTACATAGAAGGGAGCCCAAACAATCTATACTATGTAGACCAGAGTGTTTTTTCGGATGGAAGCTTTTACTACTCAGATGTTCAGGTGTCAAGCTCATATGCTGCCGCTAAAAATGCATTTATCAAGGCTTTAGAAAATCATAAAAAGACACTAAAGCAACTCGAGGATTTAAGCAGACAGACGAAAAAAGAAATCGCAGATGCAGCGGATAGCATATCTAGAAAGATTAAGACAGAGTATTACTCATCAGCCGATATGGACGACAAGATTGCTAATATCGAATCGCAAATAACGCAAACGGATAACGCTGTAAATGTTAAGTTTAGCGAAGCCCTCAAAAACATAAATGATCTAAAGTTTGATTCGGATAAAAAGTATAGCGAAATTATAAGTACTATAAGGCTAGATAAGAACGGAATATCTATAGGCAAAAGCGGTAACAGAATATCCATGAATCTAGATAATGACAAACTGAGGTTCATGCAAGAAGGAATAGAAGTTGCGTATATGAGCGATAACAAGCTATATATACAAAATGCGGAGGTTCTCAGCAGTATAAAGCTTGGCAAATTTGCGTTCATGCCTGATACCGAAACAGGCAGTTTATCATTTGGAAAGGTAGAAGATTAATGGCAAATACATGCATATATGAATTCATCCCGGTAGATAAAAAATACAGCTCCCTTGAAGAGGGGTACGGATGCATTATACCGGGATACTCAACGGTAACACCGGTGGTTCATGGCACGCTTACAGATAAAATGAAGCCTTACTATTTGTATGCGTCGACTTACGATGAAGAGGTAAGGCTAAAAACAGTTACTATTTGTGAAAACCAAAAAGTAAACGTGGATGAATTAAAGAGTCCAAATTCATACTCGATAATCGAAAACGGAGATGAATTAAATTATAGATTCGAGCTTCCGGATGTACTAGTACCGACTCACTATTTTTCGCCAGCATATCATGAATATGAACCGCTAATAGCATACATAAGCGCTGCAAACGAAAAGAATACATTAAACGAAAGCGGTAAATGCATTACAAAATTGGCACTTTATGGCGAACCAAGAATCACGGTAGTTAAAAATCCTTATGAGTCAAATGCAGATGGAACGGCGAAAAAAGGCGGAAACTATCGAACTGCACAGGTTCAAGTCGGATGGTTCCCTATAAACGTGAGTGGCGCCGCAAAGAAAGTAGATAAAATAACCTTAAGTGGGAAAATCAAAAGGTCGAATGAATCAGCTTACAAACCTACCAACATCACCACAAAACTAATCAAAACAGATACTGATGCATCTGGGTGGGTTACATCAACATATGATGTAACTGTGGCAGTTAATAAATCGTATACACACAACTTTGCACTATATGCATCAGATGGACTAGGTGGTGATGGAGTGAGCCACATGTTTTTTCAATCTGCTTTCAAGTTGTTTGACTTTAGAGTAACCGGAAGAGGGTTCGCGCTCGGCAAACCATCCGAAAGAGATGCGTTTGAGTGCGATTTAGACCTGGTTGTAACAAAAGGTGCAGAATTTAAAAGAGAAACAGTATTCAGAGGTCCTGTTAGAGGACATAGAAACGGAGTGGTAATTATCGATATCGAAATCGCTAAAAACTCTGTACTAATGGATTCGGCTAGGTTTCCTGGCGCGAAATACATATTTGAACTAGCACTACCTAGAGACATGGTGGGAGAACAAATAGATGAGAAATGGCTCCCAGAGCTATATCCTGAAAAGATCTGCCCAGAACTATATCCTATATGTGCACTAGAGACAAACACAGAGTCGGGACTGTACGAGCAATCAGCTAACGATATCTACCTTAAGGTATACCTAACGAGAGAGCCTAAAGAAGATATCAGAATCAATTGCAAGTTTACAAAATCTATGAGCCTAGAGGCTCAGAATGCTGCAGGAGGTAATTAATGATAGGAGCGGTAAATGCGGCAACAACGCAAAGAAAAGTTGTTATAAAAGAAAGTGTTAATATCGCAGTAGGACAAAACAATATAGAAACGATAGATATTGCTGCTTCTCGCATTATATCTATAACTGGAGTAGTACACTATAAAGCTGGTTACGTGTTGCCACTCTCTTACCCAATGCTAAATTACGGCAATGGCGGATATATAGAGTGGGGAGTCTCGACAGTAATCAAAGGAAATATTTTGCAAATTATATCCGGCGCAGAGTGGAGAAATTGCGATATTAAGGTAATAATTGAGTATATCTAGGAGGGATTATGATAGGTATAGTACATGGGGGGGGGTAGAACAAAAACCCAAGAACGCGTTACGCTGGGCGGTACGTGGACTGCGCCACAGAATGGAACACTTGTATGCGCTGGACGAGCGCAAGCTGACTCGGCATATATTTTCATCAAAGACAAAAATATTGATGCATATATCGGAATGCACACTATAGAGTTCAACCAACACTATGGTACGATAACAGTGCCTGTAGTAGCAGGGCATGTGTATGAAGTTAGACGAGGGTCATGGCAAGTTCAAAGCGATTTATTCATATACGAATCGTAATTTTGTTAATCGACTACCATGCTGTAGTAGGATGTACTGGAAACGTCATCAACTGTTAAGTTGGTGGCGTTTTCTGCATTATGAAGAGAGCGAAAACGCACAAGCAAAAGTGTAATATGTAATAAAAAAGAAAACCAGGAGGAAGGCATGGCAAATAAAGATCCATTCAAAAGCGCATACAGCGAACAGATTGCGGCACTCGTTCAAAAGGCGCAGGACAACACGGCTAATTTTAAATATGATCCTATGACAGATGTGTCATATCAGGCACTAGCTAAAGAATATGCAAGGCTTGGAGATAGAGCTAATGAGAATACAATTGCAAATCAGGCAGCGTTAACTGGCGGAAGGGCAAGTTCTTATGCAGTAAGCGCAGCAGCACAGGCACAGAATCAGTACAATCAAGCTTTAACAGATAAGATACCAGAGCTTGAACGTTTGGCGTATGACAGATTTAACGCAGATAGAAACTACGGCTTAAATCTACTTGGAACTATGAAGTCACTAGATGACTCGGCGTATAGTAGATTTACTGATCAGAGAAACTTTAATTATCAGCAAGGAAGAGACAATGTCGCTGACCAACACTGGGATAAAACATTTGATTACCAGAAGCTGCGAGACAGTGTTGCTGATTCACATTGGGATAAAAATTTTGATTACCAAAAACAAAGAGACAATGTATCAGACAGTCACTGGGAGAGAAACTTTAACTATCAGCAAGGAAGAGACAGCGTGAGCGACTCACACTGGGAAAGAGAGTATCAGTTAAAAAAAGACTCAGCCTCTAGAGCAGGTCGGCGCTCTGGGGGCGGTAGACGCGGCCGAAAAGGAAGAAGAGGAAGAGGTGGAAGTTATCAAGAGCAATCAACACAGGTTGTATCATATGTTCCTAGTGTTGCTGCTCAAATTGCCCAGAATGCAGTGAAGGGGATTTTAACAGGTAAGGTTAAAAAAGGTAAGTCGGTTAAATCTCAAACGTACAAAAAGGCTGCCAAGATGGGGTACGCTCCTATAGCGTTTAGAAGAAATACACCTGCAGAGGCAAGAGCAGCTGCAAGAAAAGCAGTAAAGAAAATTATCTACGGAGATAATAAGCATTATGTAAGTAAAGACCCTGTAAGGCGTGCGAACGATATATTCAACAATACACAGATGGCAGGTGTAAATAATAATTCGGATAGACGTGCGCTGTACGCCCTTAAAGGCTTAGTTGAATCTAAAAAATCTGACCTGCTTAACGCAGCGTGGACTGTTACCTCAACACCTACACTCGATCCTAAGAGTATGCACCAGGATCTACAGAGATACAGCGAACTAGGATATATCAAGAATGGAATGCTAGATGCTGACAAACTGTCAAAAGATGCTAGAGATGCATTTAGTGGATTTTATAAATACGTTGAGAAAACGAGACAAAAAGCCGAAGCGCTCAACTACATGGCAAAAGAGGCAGGTATTTATAAAACAGAACTGCAGTACGACACCAAAGCCGGCAAGTTCAAGAGAAAGCTATACTTAAAAGATAAAAACGGTAACGAACCAAGAGAGGGCGTAATTGAAAAGCCTAGCGCTGGTCAGAAATTCGCTATAGATATTGCACAAGGAACGCTAGGCTTCCTTGCTGATTTAGCTGTAGGCAAATTTACAGGCGTAGGGGTACTCCCTGTAATGGGCGTAAATGCATTCGGACAAGGCGCAGGAGATGCGAGAGCCGCAGGCGCAGGTATATATTCCCAGTGGGGCGCTGGATTAACAAACGCAGGAATCAATGTTGGAACTGAAAAAATGTGGAGTACATCAAATATCATGAGAAACTCTACAGGTAGAGGACTATTAGATAATGGTGCTGAAAAGTTTGCTAACAAAATGGCTGCTAGATTCGCAAAGGGAACTGCGGCAGATGAGATAAGATACAAAGCAATTAAGCTTGGTCTAGCTGCATCAACCGAAGGTGTAGAAGAATTTATGAATGCAATTCTCCAGCCAATATCTGATAGATTTTACGACCCAGATGCGTTTAAGAAAATAGCAGAGAATCCTACAGGCTACCTTGCGGATGCTGTTTATCAGGGCATAGTAGGTACAGCAATAGGCGGTATTGTTGGGGGTCCTAGCGGAGTAAATATGAATATTGAACTGTCTGCAGAAGATAAAGAAAAAATACTGCAGGCAGGTCTTGCTATGTCTGAAAAGAGCAGCGCAAACAACTTTGCTAGGTCGATTGATAAAAATAGACTTAAGGGCGGTAAAGTACTAAATAATGCTATCTTAGATTTAAAAAATAAAATTGAATCCGGAAGAGAACTAACAGAGCATGATCAGATGCTTTTAAGCGCAGCAAAGAAATCGCGCATAAGAGGCGCAGAGAATGTATCCGGTAGTTTTATTATCAGATCCGAAGAAGGACTAAACACTGAATATGATAGAGAAAAGGCATCCGTACTTTTAACTCAAAAAGTTGCGAACAGGGAAAAAGAAGTTAGGAAATACCTACAGGATGCAGACACTCCTAAAAAGACTATTGATGAACTGTCATTCCCGGTAGCTAGGATACTAGAGGGAACAGGAAGTAGCGCCGATGTAGAAAATGTACTATTCACAGTAGATAATAATCCAGCTCTTGAATTAATCCAAAATGAAACAACACAGGATTTAAACGTAGGAATGCTGCCTAGAATGAACAATGGAATGATAATGGGCGGTGCTAGAGAAACGCAGAGCTTCAAGAAAGAGCTAAACTCTTTCATGGAAGCGAGATACGAGAGCAACGTTGAAGAAATATTGCCAAAAGCAAAGGACGCAGCAAAAAAAGAAATGCTGGCATCTATTGGCATGAAAACAAATCCAGAAATAGAAAAGCTGTTCGACGAAGGCGCAAAAAATGTGAAGGAAGGCGAAGAGTTTATAAACTATGCACACGCATTTAATTACTTCTACGATTCTGGAAGAAGAGGATTAGACTACAAGAATCTTGACAAGGCTATATTCCAAAGTGAGCTAGTACCTGCAGATATCCGTAAAAAGATATACGAGATAGGAAAAGCTGAGAGAGAAGATAACAACGTCATTACAAACAAGTCAAAGCTACCGATAGGATTCAAAGCCGGAAGAGTAACGCTTGGCGAGAACGTAAGCATGAGTAGCTCAATGATCAACGCGTACAGAACACTCGCAAAGTCTTTTGGTGTTGAAATATCTCTTGAAGAGAATATCAAAGACTCCGAAGATAAGGAAGTAAACGGCTATTACAAGAATGGAACTATCCATATCTCTATGAAATCAGATAGCCCTGTTGTTGATGTTCTAAAACACGAGGTAACACACCATATCCAGGTTAATTCACCTAGGCAGTATGCAGCATTTAAAAAGTATGTGCTTGATGAATTCTATAACTCAAATCTTGCTGAGTATGAAAATAAACTCAACAAGTATATGAATGACTACAAGGACATATCACGTGCCGAAGCAGAAGATGAATTGCTAGCGGATGCTACAGATGTTTTTTGGAAGGGCGATGCTGATGCAGAAGCAGCAGTTAAAACACTTGTAGAAAAAAATAGAAGCCTTGGAGAAACAATCCTCAAGGCTATTAAGTCTACAGTAGATAAGCTAAACACATTAAGCAAGAATGTTATAAACGCATTAAAAGGGGAATACCGCGGTAAGTGGCTTGAAGAACTAGGAATCCTTGAAAAAGCACAAGAGATGTGGACTAATGCTTTGATGAATCCTGAAATAGATAAATTTGAAGAGGCTGTTAATAATAATGATGAAATCAAATTCATGTATAAAGGTAAGGATTCAGAGGGTAGAGATGTTTTCTCAATTTCTAGCAAAACGAAAAAGCTCACAAAAAAAGAAAAGCGAACAGAATTAACGGAGAGATTTAAAAACGGAGAAGTATTAACTGTTGAATTCGATAACGGCAAAGGTAGAAAGTATACAGCTAAGCCACATGAGGATTTTGCAGGAAAGAATTTTTACGGTGACAAACAAACAAAATCGATTAATGCATTTAATAAAAAGGTGAATCTATTCTATGAAGGGGATTTATCGAAACTGTTACAGAATTCGGAATACATAAGACCTGGAGATGAAAAGAAGGAACATAAAAATGTAATCAAATGGGAGTACTACAAAAAAGAAATTGTAATAGGAGAAACGCCGTATAAATTATTGATTAATGTGCAAAACCGAACTGATGGGGATTTTATTTACAACATTAAATTCGAAAAAATAAAAAAAGACCAACATTGGCAAGCTATCAATGAAGATAGTAAAAATAACGCCCATGTTGGTATTGATAGTGTAAATCTATCACAGAACAATGAAGAGGTCAAGGAAAAATACCAGAGAAAAAACAATATCTTTGATATCCCCAACAATCAGCAGGCTGATTCTAACACCATCAGGCAGCTTAACAAGAAAATCGATGCACTGATTCTAAATCAGACTAAAACAAAGGGAACCATACCTAAAAGGTCATCTGTTGTTAGTTACCTGAAAGAACTAATAACAGAGGTCGGTTCAGATGTAAAAGCAGAAGATTTACGCATCGACTATCACAATCTTTATAAAGCAGCTAAATCAGGTGATGATGCAACGAAAGAGAGGTTATTAAACGAAATAACAAGAGAGATTGTTAAGAATACCTATGAGACTAATCGCATATCTCCAGAAATAAGGGATGTACAGAGATACCTTAAAAATATGACTATCTCTATCGATGAAGATTTAGAAGCAGAAATCAAGAATAGATACGGTACATTTGGGAAGTTTAAAGATTATATCGATGGTGCTTTCAAAATAAAACTTAATAAGAATATCGATAGAATGGAATACGCTGTTCCAGTTGATGACATGCTATCTGAAATGAACGAGCTGTTCGGAGACACTATCAAGGTTGACGGACGAAGTCTAGATGATGTTACAGATTTTGTTACAGCTCTAGCTACAATTGCTGAATATGCATCAGTAAAAGATAATAAAGTTTATCTTTTTGATGGCGGTGCAAACCTAACTCAGTACACCGAAAAAGAAATTGCTGAATATGAAGATGAACTAATAAAGGATGTTAAAGCCAATCTAGAAGCTAGCCTTGGCGAGATTAAGCCTATTGTTACTTATGCAGATAAGCAAGAGGCAAAAATCAGTAAGCTAAAAGCTAGCATGAAAAGAAGTGCTATGGATAAGCCAGAGCAGGCAAAGTCAAAGAAGCTTATAAACAAGCTGATAAATGACACCGGTTCGAAAATGCCGGCAGAAGATGCTATGAGAATCTACGAAGAGGTTTGGTCTGCTGTACATCAGGCAACACCAAACGCTAGTGCAGCATATTCTGCAGCTGCAAGGTTATCGAATGCACTCCTTAATTCGAACGAGAATAATATAAAGGAAAACCTACAAACAAAGAAGCAAGTAATAGATCTACTCAGTGTAGGTAAAATTTATATTTCTCCAGAATTAGCAAAGAAACTAAATTATCAGGAACTAAAGGCTAGATATGGTCACGCATTAAGATTTACAACAGATATCAACAGTGAGCATACAATGCCTGCTGAATTGGTGTATGACTTCTTCCAGAATAAACTAGGCGAGAAATACCCTGAGTTATTCGCATCAGATGCATCAGATGCAGAAGAGGCTGTAAAGAACCTATGTAACGCTGTAGATATGGTTGAAACATCTGCAGAGACAGACGGTCTAATTAATGGTGAATATAAAAACGTTGCTAGTGACATTACAGAATTAATACTAGATAACGCTATTTCCATGAAGCCAGAAATGACTTATGCAGATAAGCAGCAAGAGAAGCTTAAAGCCGCTGTAAAAGAAGCAAGAAACAAAATAAAAGAAAGGGAAACAATAAAGAGACAAAAAGCAGAAAAGAAACATGCAGATGAAATAGCAGAAAAAGACAAGGCTATAGAAGAACTTGAAAGTGCCATTAAAGAAGAAAGAGAGTCAGTAAGCGAGCTAAAGCGAGATTTAAGAAAAGAACGTAGCGAACTGAACAGAAAGAGCAAGGCGATTAATAGCATTAAGTGGTACTCAAATAAGCTATCAAACAAGCTATTAAAACCTACTAATACACAGTTCATGCCGGAAGAGTTCAGGAAGTCTATCGCAAAGGTTCTATCTGAAATGGATTTTTCTACAGATCGTGGCGATGCGTTTTACGAAACACACGGATACAACAAGACCTATGAAAACTTCATGGAGTTAAAAAACGAATATCGCAAGGTGCTTGAAGAAAAGAACGACGGTGACAGTACGTTTAGTTTTGTTGAGGATGAAGATTTTATGAATCAAATCGATTCGGTTCTTGAAGCTTTAAAAGAATCAAGGCTTGTCGATATGGACGCCGATACAATCGAAAGTGTGAGAGATGTTATTAGAGGTCTAGATAGCATTATAAATAAGCATAACGATATGCTTAAGTATGACCAGTACAAAACAATCAGCGGAACAGGAAACGCAGTAATTAACGAACTCAGTAAAAAGGCAGAAAAGAATCGCTATGCTGGCGGAGCTAGTGCTGTATCCAAGTTCATATTCTCGAGGAACATTAATCCTGCAGATAGGTTTGCTGTACTGGGTGGCACGCTTAATAAACTGTTTAAAGAGATAACAATCGGATTCGATGATCACGCAATGAATGTTAAAGGCGCTCAAAATGAATTTCAGAGAATTCAAGAGGCTGTAGGCGAAGATACATTTAATACTATCTGGGAAGATTCAAAAGTAGAATCATTTAAGCTAGAATCTGGGAAAACCTTAAACCTAACTCATGGGCAGATGGTGACATTATTCCTTCTTAGCGAAAGAAAACAGGCACTAGAACACATTCTTACTGGTGGTATTCAGACCGCAGAGGTTAAACCGAAAAAACTCGGTAAAAATACTGTGCTTAGAAAAAGCTCCGTGCAGAGGGAAAAGATAACACGTAGTGATATTATAAATATCGTTAAGAGCTTATCTCCGGAAGAAATAAAGTGTGCAAAGATGATTCAGCATTACCTTAATACAACGGTATCTGACTGGGGAAATGAAGTATCCATGAAAGTATGGGGATATAACAAGTTTACAGAAGAAAAGTATTTTCCTATCAAGATTGCAAGAGAAACTGTAGATGCTAATGTTGAAGAGGCAGCGGTAACTAAAATTATCAATCCAGGATTTGCAAAGAAAACAAAACCATCAGCAAAGAATGCGGTTGTGCTAGATAACGTATTAAGTGTCGCATCAAATCATATAAGCGCTATGAGTGCGTACCAGGCACTATCTATGCCGTTACAAGACCTAGAAAATGTATGGAACTATAGAGGGTATGGAGAAGATGGCATAATTAAAGGCTCTGTTAGAGAGGCAATCGAACGTGCATATGGTAGAGAAGCCAACGAATACATAGAGAAATTCCTAAAGGATGTAAACGGCAATATCGCAAAAAGTGAGATGCCTATCACAACCAAGATTATAGGAACAGCAAAGCGTGCTGCAATTGCTGCTAATGGCAGAGTAGCTATGCAGCAGCCTATGTCAATCGTTAGAGCGTCCGCTGTGATAAATCCGAAATATTTAGCTAGAAGCAAGTATTCACGTGATGCGGTAAAAGAAATGCAGCAGCACTCAGGTGTCGCTGTGTGGAAAGACCTAGGCTATTATTCAACAGATGTAGGGCCAAGTCTTACAAACGCTATGATTAACAAGGAAAATAAACTAGAGAAAGTAACACTTGATATGTACGGTTTCCTTGATAATATGACATGGGGTAAAATCTGGGGTGCTTGTAAGCTCAAAGTTGAAGACGCAATGAACATCCATGAAGGAGACGAAGGATACTGGCAAGCAGTAAATGAACAATTTAGAGAAGTTGTGTATAGAACTCAGGTATTCGACTCTGTACTATCAAGATCTGAACTAATGAGGCAAAAGGATGTAGGATCATCAGTGTTAACAGCATTCTTATCAGAGCCAACTAAAACGTTGTCGCTGTTCATTACTAATACGCAAATTGCAAAGCAAATGTATGATGAGGGCAATGTATCAGAAGCTAGAAAGCTAGTCGCAAAACAGTTTGGTTGGTTCGTAACGTCAGCAACAGCAATGGCGGTTATGAAATCTGTTTATGACGCTATGATAAGACACATTGCAGACGATGATAAAAAGGACAAGAATTTTGTTGAACGATTCTTTGATGCGCTTCTAGGGGAAAACAAACTCCATACAGACGGAAATCTGTTTGGGGAACTAAATCCTATAGCTATGCTACCTGTAGGGAAAGATATCCAGTCGGCACTACAAGGATATACCCCATCAAGACTAGATATGTCCCTATTTGTAAAAATTAGTGACGCATACAAGGCGTGTATAGATCCTAAAAATAGTCTAGTTACAAAACTTGAAAAAGTTGCTAACGCAGCAGGTGTATTCTTTGGGCTTCCTGTGGACGTAGTCTATAGGGATTTGAAGGGCTCATTTGTATATTTGGCATCGATACACGACTTTTTCACTGGTGCAAATACAAAGCAAGATTTACTAATGGACTTCTCGAAGATTGAGAAAACATACAAGGGTAATAAAGGTTACTTTAAAAGCGTTGCGACCGACTCCGAAAAGTACGATAGCGAAACGAGAGAAAAGGCAGCTAAATACATTCTTGAAAACGATAAAGAATACACAAGAGAGAGAATCGATAAAGAAACGATTAATCGCATTAAGAGAAACCATAATGATGAAATGGATAACTTTATCAAGAAAGGAAAGAATGAAGAGGCTGAAAAACTTGCAAAGAGTCTTGCAGCAAGAAATAATATGCTGGACGCAGAGGAATATTTGCAGAAGCGTATTAATAAGGTGAAGACCGACCAATTAAAGAAGATTGAAAACGCCCTCATGAAAGGTAATGTTGAAGAGGCTGAAAAATTCGCAAACAAATTCAACAAGATGAATATTGAGGTTCAAGGAGAACGTTATACTTCTGAGGTAGCAATGGAAAAATCGAAAGAGTGGATACGGAAGGAATATCTCAAAGGGGTTATTGATGGACTTAAAGCTCAGAACAACTTAAAGGTTGAAAAACAACTCGCAAAGATAGAGCGTATAGATCCGACAAATGTTGACTTCCAGCGCGAAGAGGTACTGTATAGTGCAAAACAAAGCATAAGATATAGCTACTATCCATATATCAACAAAGCACTTGCTCGTGGAGATGTTGAAACAGCAAGAGTATATGCGCAGAAAATAGAAGCTCTCTATCCAGGGGACCGCAAGTATACCGCAGATGCTGTTATTAAGAGGAGTTATAAATACGCTACCAGGAAGAAAAAGAAGAAGAAAAGGAGGTAG